ACTCGACCTTGCGGATCACGCAGTTCGCGTACTGCGAGAAGGTGCCGGGGACGTTGCTGCTGTCCGTGGCCTCCGCACCGAGCGTCACGAAGTCGGTGTTGCCGATGGTCAGGTTGTTCGTGCCGCTCTGCACCGTGCCGCCGTTGATGCAGAACTTGCTCGTAGATCCGTTCCAGTAGTGCACCGCCTTCTGCACCCCGCTGCTGCCGATGGTGCCCGTGGAGGTGCTGCCCGATGACCAGAACGCCCGCGCCGCGGTCTTGCTGCTCGCTTCGATGCCGACCTGCGCGGTGGACGCATCGTCGGTGGACAGCAGCGTCCCGGCCTGACCCGGCGGGTAGAAGTGGATGACCAACGCACCGGGGTCGCCCCACGACGTGATGGAGGAATCAAGGACGTGCGCGAGGTCGGCGCTGCGGGTGACTCCGCTGCCTGTAACTGCGGTGTTTTCCAGATACGAGGTCGGTGTCGCTCCCTCCTCAATCTGTGCCCCCCATGCGAGGATTGATTTCTCGTTTCCTGCGGAAACCGTGTACGTGGGATATCCGTTGGAATCGGTCGCTCCGCTCTGCCACATCCCAATCAGCACACGGACGCCAGTAGCGCCTGTCTGTGCCGTAGCGGTAGCCGACACGCGATACCAACCGTTTCCGTAGTTTTCGATTGTGTAAGCGGTCCCCGTGGGGGAACCTGAGGTCATCGTTGTTTCCAACGCTCCGGTGGACAGGTTGACAATCACGGTATAGGTGCGGCTTGTTCCACCATCAATGGTTACCGATACATGCCCGTAGCCCCTTCCGTTCGTGGGCGCATCCTTGATGAAGCACGATGAAGTGAAGGTGTCCCCGGCGGCGACCCCGGTTGTCATGGCTCCGCTTCGGATTCTGTAACTGGCTGATGTTGCAGCGACTTCTGTGATTGATTCCGCATCGGAACCATTGTCTGGAGCAGCATTGGTCGTGTCTGCTGCTGTCGCGTTAGTGACGAACCACCTATTAGTATCCGTAAAGTTGTCTGTTGCGAGAGCAATGTTCGTCCTGCTCGCCTCCACCAGAAGCCCGAGCCGGCTGCCGCTGCTGTTGTGGGTGAGGCGGGCGACGTCCGTGGACGCCGACGCGATGTAGCCCGAGGAGTCAACGTAGGTGCCGCTGCTGGCGCGGGTCAGCGTGTAGCCCGAAGGGGTGCCGCTGCTGAAGTCGAGGGACCAGGAGGGGGACAGGGTGCCGACCGACGTTGCCTGCGTGAACGCCTCACCGTCGTAGTTGCCCGTGCCGAAGCAGTTGATGCCGCGGATTCGGAAGTCGTAGGTCGTGCTGGCGCTGAGGCCGGTGAACGTGTGGCTCAGGGCCGGCGCAGCCTTCGTGATCGTGGTCCACGTCGTGCCGCCGTCGCTGCTGATGCCGATCTCGTAGTCATCGGCCTCGTCCTGGGACGCGGTCGTGTCATCCCATTCGAGCGTGATGGACGTGCTGGTGACGCCCGATGATGCGAGGTCGAACGGCGCGTCCGGAACGGCCAAGGCGCCGCAGCTGGCCGCCGCGGTGGTCATGGCAAACGACTCGCCGTCGTAGCTGCCCGTGCCGAAGCAATTGACTCCGCGGATGCGGAAGTCGTATGTCGTGCCGGCCCATAGCGAGGTGAAGGTGTAGAGCGAAGCCGGTGCCTGGACCGTGACGGTGGTCCAGATCCCGCTTCCTGTGAACATGATGCCGACCTCGTAGCTGCTGGCCTGGTTGGGCGCAGACGTCGCATCGTCCCAATTGAGGGTGATCGCCGAACTCGTCACGCCCGACGAGGTCAGGTCGAACGGTGCGTCGGGCGCGGATGTGGCGAGGCAGGCGGCTTCCTTGGAAACTGCACCTTTCCTCAGAAACGACCGAATCACGGGACCACCTCCGCGGATGTGCGAAACAGGACAGTGGCGATATGCACGTTCTCCACTCCAGCCGTCGGGTCGGCGTAGAGCGTGATTATGCCGTTTCTCGCTGCAGGCCAATCCGTGGTGGTCGCCGCCGTGAGCTCGACCACGGCGCTTCCGTCGATGGCGCTGGTGATCGTGCCAGTGATGGTCGTGGTGACGGTGCCGATCTCGACCTTTGCCTTGACGCTGTAGCCCGTGAGGTCGAACTTCGTGCCGCTCGGGTTGCGCACCTCCACCGTGAGCGTGCGGCTGCAGCCCGGGACAACCACAAGTCCGATGATGTCGCTTTCGATCTTTGCGTTAGGCATTGTTACTCACCTTGGAATTCCTCGACCGTGTCGCAGGCGACCGGGTTGGGGCGATCGAAGTATGGCCACGCGGAACCGTCCGTCCCATAGACCACGTAGACGTTGACCTTGGCACGCAGCTCGCCCTCCACGGGGGCGAACGCCACGCCGTTCCACACGCTGCCCACCGGCCCGACGATGACCGGAGGATTGGTGACATCCATGCCGTCGACCAGGGCGACGGTGTTGTGGTACTCGCGCAGGTTCTGCACGTTCGTGTAAGTGAACGTCAGGTCCAGCGGCGGAGTAATGCCTCCGCCCGCAAGCGACGGCGGAAACCAGTGCTCGACCGTGTACCGCCAGCGGTTTGGGGAAATCACGATGGCCGCCTTGACCTTGCACAGGCCGAGAGACACGACGTTGCCAGCCGCCATCTCCGCCCTGCCCCACCGCATCACGTCGGCGTTGTCCAGGGCGGACGACGCGCCGCGCATCCACGTGTTCACGACGGCGCGGTTGGCACCGGGGATCCCGCGTCCGAAGATGGGGCGTTGCCAGCTCATACGGCGGTGGGCTTGGGTGCCGTGAGCTCCGCGAGCTCGAGGGCGCTGACGATGTTGTTGTAGTTGGCAAGCGTCTGGTACTTCTGAAACCACACGACCTTGTCGGCCTGCAGGACGACCAGGCCGGCCACGGTGACGCCCGTCGTGCATGCGGGTGCCCCGGTTGGGATCGGCCCGGGCACCTGCTCGAGGTGGAACCACTCGTCCCACAGGAACGTGTGCTGGATGCGGTACCACTCATGGTGCGGGGACACCGAGAAGCCCCGGTAGACCAGCGAACCAATGGCGCAGCCGAGGAAGGCCGCGTCGTTGCGCTTTCCGACGTAGGTCGACCAGGTCGAAGTTGGAGGCTCGGCGTTGACCGGAGATCCCGCCGTCCGGTCCCACAGCACCTCAATGGTGATGGTCATCTGCGGCACCTCGTAGGCCGGAGGGTTGCCGTTGAGGTCGACCTTGGTGCCCGCTACGTCGACGACGCCGGTCGGCCACGTGACGCTGCCGTTGGCCGGGAAGGTCGGCGCAAGCCGCCACACCTGCGCCTGGCGGACGCCGCTCTGCCGGGTGACGGCGACGTACTGGGCCTGCTCGTCAGCGACGGTGACTTGCAGGGTGCCGAAGGTGCACCGAACTTCCCACTGGTACAGACCTTCCGGGCGCGGGAATGCCTGCACCTGCCTGCAGACGTAGGCCTTCATGTACAGCGACGTGTTCCGGAACGCCGCCGGCACGCGTTCGCGCACCTTGGGCAGGCCCGACACCGCGAACAACTGATCGTTTCCGTCTGCCGGGAACGTCGGATTTGAGCCGTCAGGCACCCACTGGACGTCGTACACCAGCTCGAACTGGTGCTCGGACCCGGGCATGACCCGCGTCTGCGAGAAGGTCTCGGCCTTGGGACCAGTGAGGATCCAGCCCATCAGAACGGCATCCTGAAGCTCTGCCGGAGCTCGTCGAGCATCTTGCGGATCGCGGCGACGTTGTCAGACAGGCCCGCCGTGCCGATTGCCTGGTCGAGTCCCGTGTTCACCAGGGCATCTTTGTTTGCCCCCAGCGCCATGGAGTTGGCCAAGCCCGGACCCATCAGCGGATCGTTGATCACGCGCATGGCATCGGCGTCCTTGATGCGGGTCTGCTCGGCAAAGCCTCGGGCCACGTCCGGGCCAAGTGCTGCCGCGAGCCGCTTGTTCCGGGCGAACTCGGCGACCTGTGCCTGCGTCGACGCGTTGGCGGCCTGCAGGTTGTAGGCCGTCGCGATCTGCGTCAGGCTCTGCACGCGGTTGCTGGCGGCGTTCACCACCTGGCTGCCGATCCGGGCGGCGATCTGCGCGGCCGTGATGGCGGCCGTGACCCCCGTGTTGACCGCGGTCGCAGCCGCTGCTGCGTTCAACTTGCGCAGCTCCGCTTGGGCGCGGGCGACGCCCTTGACCACGCCGCTTGGGTCCATCTCGGCGCGAATGACTGCCTTCATTTCACGCGCCACGGAGCACCTCCCGGTCGAACTCGGCGAGGCCGGCCTTCACCCACGGGAACAGCTCCTGCGGGCGCTTGTTGGTCTGCGAGCACGCGATCACCCCGAGCAGGAACTCGCAGCGTTCCAGCGTGGTCATCTCGGAGGATGCCAAGGCGATGGGCATCATGTCTCGCTGCTCCGGGCTTGCGATTCTCCACAGCCGCCTGGTGGCGGCTGAGTAGGGTGCGGTGCGTTCACCTGCTCCCACAGCCTGGTCGACACGTCGGCGGACAGCCGGCTCAGGTCGGCCGGATCGGCCAGGAGCGGCGTGCCGTCCTCGCACGACAGGCAGGCGGCCCACCACCACGGGTCGTTCGCCGCCCGGCGGTAGTCCGCCATGGTGGGCTCGCGCACGACGATCGGCCCGAGGTCCGGATCGACCACGCGGCGGGACTTCGCCATGAACTGGGAGACGTCCAGCGGCATCAGCTTTCTTCCAGCGTCAGGGACCACACGACCGCGCCGCTGCCGTCATCGGTGCGGGAGGCCGAGACGATGTGTCCAGTCAGCGTGTACGCCTTGCTGCCTTGGTCTGTGAATGCGAGCACCACCGAACGGTTTACGGCGTTTGCAAGGCTGGTGGGATAGACGTGCTCTCGCAGGGGGTCGTCGCTTGCTCCGTCTTGCGCCAGCATGTCGAAGGTCGCCGTGCGACGGACGCGCCCGGGAAGGCGCTTTTCCCGCCAGTCGGACACCAAGGTGACGTCGAGAGATGCTCGCTCAATCTGGAGCTGGATGTTCCTGACCGGGTAAATGACAGGGGAACCGCTCTGGAAGTTGAGCGTGACTGTGCCTCCGTAGCCTGCGATGTATCCCATGATCAGGTTTCCTGTGCTTGAAGGTTGATCGTGACCGTGACCGTGCGCTCGGCGTCCTGCTGGCCGTCATCAGGCAGCTCGGTCCCGGTGGAGAACGACATTTCATGCGCCACCAACTTGCAGCCGGTGTGCGTGTGTGGGCCGCCGGCAAACGCTTTGGCCAGCTGGTAGGCAAGGTCGGTCGCCGCATCAAGCGTGTCGGCGATGCACGTGGCGATCAGCGTGCCGTTCCAGTGGTGCTTGGCCCCGATGGAACCGGGCAGGAACATGGTCACCGACAGGTCAACGTTGTAGACGATGCATGGCGTGCCCTTGCCTGCCACGCGCATGCCCGCGTAGACGTTTGTGGTCGCCACGGCTGCCCGGGCGCGGATGGCGGCCACCACCTGCGGAAGGCTCATGGCTGGCCTCGCAGCGCCGCACGGGCCTCGAGCAGCGTCTGCTGCGATATGGCAGTCAGGATCCGGCGCATGTTGCGGCGGATGTAGGTGGTGGAGAGCTTGCGGCCCGGCAGGTTGCGGCCTGCGCCGGAGCTGCGGACGTTCTTGATCCTTAGCCTGCGCTCCTGTGCGTCGGCGGCGTACGCCTGGAACCGTTCACGGGCGGCGGCGAACACGGCCTTCATGGCCTGCCCACGCTGCTGCCGCACCTCAAAGGAATTGCCCTTGAACTGCTGCATGACTCGGTCACGCTCGGTCTTGATGAACGTCCGGCGGCTACCTGCCTCGGCCTGCGCCGCGCCCGACCGGCCCAGGTAGATGCCGCCGGAGCCGCCGAAATGCCGGAACCCGTGCTCGAGCAGGTGCCACACCTTCTGCCGTCCCTTGGCCCCTGCCCCGCCCTTGCGGCCGTAGACCACGCCGACCTCGCCGGCGATGACGGCCCGCGGGCCGGACCCCTGACGCCGGACGTCGATCTTGGTCGCGCTGGCGATGGCCTTGCGGTGAGGCGTCTTGCCGCGGAAACTGGCGTTGCGCCAAATCTGCCGCAGGTGCTCGCGCACCGGCTGCAGGGCCGTCCGCATGCCCTTCTTCTGCACGCGCTGCGCCACGTTGCGCGGCAGGCGGGACAGCACCTTGCGCACCTCGGCGTCGTCGACCTTGTAGCGAATGGCACTCAAAGAAGCTCCTCGACCGCTTGGATCCGGAGGCGCTTTCGGCGCGAGTCCACGTCGTGGCAGCTGCGCAAGTTCAGCGTGCGGCTGACGCCGTTGTCTTTCCAGACCAGGCGGCTGCGCGAGGTGACGTTCGGTGCCCAGGTGGCCTCAATGGAGAACTCCTGGCGCATGACGGGTCCGGCGTCGCCGATTGGCTCCGCGCTAGCCACCTGCTCGAGGTGCCCGCGGATCAGGCCAGTCGTGACCCACGCCTCTGAGCCCTGCCCGTAGGCGTCGACCGTCGTGACGGGGTTCTGCACCGTCAGCACCTGGCGGAAATAGCCTGCGCCGGCCATGGGTCACCCCACCGCGTTCCCGTTGTGCATGCGCCTGACCGTCTCCACGAACATGGGCGACTGCGGGGTCACCACGTCGTCGCCGCGGAACGACTCCACGTGCGCGATCTCCATGCGCATGGCGAGGTACTCCTCCTCGGTGAGCTGCAGCTCCGTGCGGCCCGTCGCGGCCTTCCACTTGGACACCACGGCGACCAGCGCCTGGACGATCTGAGGATCGTCCTCGGTGTGTGGCCGCTTGAGCCAGCCGCGAAGGTCGTTGACGGTCGGTGGTACCGGCATCGGGTGGCTCCCGGCCGAGGGGGTGAGGCGCGTGGAGCCTCACCCCCTGGCCGTGCATGGAGGATGAATCAGGCGTTCGTGACCTGCAGCTGCACCATGGCCTTGGCGCGGGTGAACGCCGCGTTGCCCCAGCCGAAGCCGCGGAACACGATGCGGGCCGAGTTTGCCGCGGTGAGGTCGTCACGACGCATGGTCATGCCCTCCCACTCGCGGATGGCGTAGGCCTCGCGGAAGTTGCCGCAGAGAGCGAGCACGTTCTTTGCTGCCGCGCCCGAAGCGTGCGTCGGCAGGAAGTCCGTCACGTACACCGGCAGGCCGAGCAGGAATCCGCTGGCGCCCTGCGTCAGGCCGGCGTCCGAGCTCGGCACGAAGATGGGCACGTTGCTGCCCGAGGTCGCGGCGCGGATGTCGGCGATCTTGGCGTACACGTCCTTCGCGATGATCCACGCCGACGAGCCCCAGTACGCCGCGGGCAGCTGCGTGTAGCGCATGTCCATGAGGTTGGCGACGGTGGCCGCCGCGGTGACGGCGAGCGCACGGCTGGTGCCCGTGGAGGTCGCGGTGGTGATGTTGGTGCCCGTCTGGACGGTGAACATGGCGTTGCTGGGGCCGTTCGTGACCCCGGCCATGTAGCCGGCCTCGCTCATCTTCGCGAACTGCCGCATGAGGTTGTCCATGACCTCCGCCTCGACGTCGAAGTTGGCGGACTTGATCAGCTGCTCCGACACCTGCGTCTTGGGCAGGATGGGCAGCGGCTTCAGCGACACCTCGGCGAAGCCGGGGTCGATGTCCGTGGCCGCCGTCGTGCCGGTGTCCGGCGGGCTCCAGGCGTTGGTGTACTGCGTCGACTCGAGCGTGTTCCACCGCAGGGTGGCGTCGCCCTGACGGACGGTGCGGTAGTCGCAGACCCGGCGGGCGATGGACTCGGCCGAGATGTACTTGAGGATCTGCTCCTCGTGCTGCTTCGGGATCAGGATCGACGACGACGCCGTCGAGATGATCTCGCGCTGCTCGGGGGCCGGGCCGCCGCGCAGCCAGCCGCGCCAGGACGACTCGTACTCACGCGACGAGCGCCACTCGGTGGCCGCCTCGCGCCGCTCTTCGGTGCGCCGCGCCGGGGTCGCCGCGACCTGCACGCCCGCGTCCCGCTCGAGCAGCGTCTTGCGCACCTCGCGCAGCTCCTCGATCTCGCAGCCGATGTCGGCGCGTGCGTCCTCGGTAAGGTTGGTGTCGGACTTGCGCTGCTCAAGCTCGGTGAGCTTGGTGCGGACTTCGCGAAGCGTGAGATTGCTGACCATGACTGTGGCTGCCTTCCGTGGTGTTGGTTGAGTTTCCTGACGCGCCTCGGCGGTGGTGCCCGAGTAGGCACCTACCTCGACGACGCTCACTTCCCTGAGTTCCACACGCTTCAGCGTGCGGTCGCGTCCGCTCCAGCTGTCCCCGCCTTCCGGAACGCGGAAGCCGAAGCTCATTTCGTTCAGCACGCCGCGGCGGACCTGGTCAAGCACGGCCTCGTCGCGGGAGTTCTCCCCGAGCGTCGCCGTGTAGCGCAGTCCCTTGTCGTCGCTCTCGAGCACAAGCGTGCCGCTCTTGCTGTTGGCAAGAACCTGTCTAGAGTCGTGCATGTAGAACAACGAGACGTTGTTCTTCTGCCCCTCGAAAGCACCGGGCGCGATCTGCTCCCGGAACTCCCCCTTGATGCCCGGCAGCGGCTTGCTCCACGTGTTGTAGAGCGCGGCGTAGCCGGTGAGGGTGCGGCCTTCGACGCCGCCGATGGCCGCGGTGCGGACCTCAAGCTTCGACATCGGCGGGCTCCTCGTCCTGCTGGTTGTTCTGATTGGGGTCGACGCCCGAGATCACGGGCTTCGGCTCGTCGAGTCCGGGCCACGGCTCGAGGCCCATGCGGCGGCGTGCGTCGTTGGGCGCGAGCACTCCCACCTGGACGAGCTGCGCGTAGGCGCGGCCGGCCGTGCGGAAGTCGCCGATGGTGATCGGGGTGAGGTCCGTGCGCAGCATCTGGCCGGGCGGAAGCAGCTTTCGCGTGAGCTCCCTGTCAATGCCGGCCACGAACGGCGCAAGGCAGTGCGTGACGTACGCCTGCGCCGTCTCGGGCTGGCTGCGCCCTTCGCCCTGGTACAGCAGCTGCGGCGGGATGCCGAAGGCACGCGCCACGTCCTCAACCCCGTGCCTCTTGGCGTCGAGCAGCCGGCCTGCCGCGTCGGCGGCCAGCTGCGCAGCCTTCATGCCTTCGCCGAAGAACGCGGGAGACGCGATCTTCTCGCCGCCGTGGTGCTGCTCGAGCCACTTCTCCCGCATCTGATTGCGGGCGTTGGCGGTCAGCGGGCCGGGGTGCTCGATGCCGAGCTTCCCCACGAACCCCGTCTTCGCCAGCTCCTCAGCGACCTGGTCGATTATGGCCTGCGTGGAGAGCACGCGGCGGCACTGGGTGATCGGCGAGACGCCGAGCCAGGGCGACGTGGGGTCCGGGAAGGCCCGCACGTGCACCAGGTTGCTGTCGTCGACGACCTTTTCGTGGACGACGTAGACGGCTTGGCCGGCCTCAAGTCGAACGCTCACTACGGTGGGGTCCACCGGGTCGAGCGCGACCGGCTCGCCTGAGCCGGTATCGCGTCGGATCCACAGGAACCCGTTTCCGTAGGTCAGGGCGGACGAGGCGAGCCAGCGCCGCAGCTCGAATCCCGAGAGCAGTGAGGCGGTTTCGCCCTCGAGGAGGGTCAGCGCGGGCGAATCGGCCACCACCGATCCGTCGCGACGGTGGACGACCAGGTCCAGCCTCGCTGAGTCCGTCGAAATGAGCGAAATCGCCCGCATGATCGCGGGCACGCCGAGCAGGTCCGCATTCAGGTGCCGTGCGCCGGAGGCACTGAACCACACCATCTGTGTGGGCCAAAACCAGCGCATGAACTGGGACCAGATCGACACGGCACCATGCTGCGCATGGTGCCGACGCCGATCAAGGCCATGTAAGTACGCGCCGTAGTCAGCGCGTAGACACTAAATCACTTTGTGTATGCATCACACACACGGGGTGTACGGCTTTTGAAGCATCCGCCTCGCCTCGTCGCGCTCGTCCAATGCCCTGTTCCACTCGATGAGGAGGCGCAGGGCGTCATCGGAGAACTTCTTCTCCTGCGCCCTCGCCTCGTCGCGCTCGGCCTTCAGGCGGTCGATCTCGCGCTGCTGCTCGAGCAGCTTCGCCGTGAGAGGGCCAAGGTCGGCGTTGCATCGTTCGTCGCTCATGTTGCTACCTTTCAAAATCCCGGCTGGGATTCGTACATGCTGCCGCCCATGATCTCAAGGTCGTGCAGGACACGGGCGGCCATGACCTGCGCGGTGACTGCGTCGATGTTGCTCGTGCTGCGCTGCTTGACCGGCATGGCAAGCCCCGTGAGCCCCACGTAGAGACGGGCCGACGCCAGGCAGCTCCGAAGCACCGGGTCGGGCTTGCAGCGTAGTTGCTCGGAACGCACCCAGTTCTGCCAGATGGCCCAGCCGCCTCCCATCCACACGATGGTCTGCGGTGCCTTGTGCCAGCGCCACCCGTGCTTGCGTTCCATCTGCGCGGCCCAGGCGGAAGCCTTGCCCACCGGGTCGGCGACGAACGCCTTGACGTCGTACCGGCGGCAGACGTCGACCAGGCGGGCCTCGACGGCGTCGAAGTCGATGGTCGGCCCGGACACGCTCAGGTGGCCGTCCTGCACCCACCGCGCCAGCGGCTGCCGGGTGCGTCGCTCGTCGTGCGCCATGTCCGCCCCGGCCCACCAGTGGTAGCCGCGGGTGTGCACCTTGCTGCCGTCCCACACGGCCACGCACATGCTGGTGAGGTCGCACTGCGACCCCGAGAAGAACCCGCCCTGGCTAAAGTCCACCGCCACCACGCCGGGTGCCCCCTCCAGCATCTCCCAATCGGTATCCACCGAGATGCGGTCCAGCAGCTCGAGGGGCAGCGCACCTGCGAGGTCGTCGGTGAACGTGGCCAGCTCCTGCAGCCATGTCTCCTCCCGGGCCTTCGGGTCGGCCGTTTTCAGCGCGTTCTGAATCTTTGTCCGGATGTCCCGGACGGAGATGAGCACGCCGGCGGACGGATTGGCGTGGTGCACCGCGAGGTCGGAGTCGGGCTCGTCGGTCGGGTCCATGCCCCACAGAAGCGCCCACCACCCCTCGGGTAGGGCCTCGTCCTGGTCGAAGGCGATCTCGCAGGCCTCCCAGTACGGCCACAGCTCGCGGGTCTTTTGGTCCCGGTCGGGGGTCGTGATGAACAGCATCTGCCCCGTGCGGGTCTTGGTGACGCTGGACATGGCCCGCAGGATCGCGGCATCCATGCGGGCAGCCTCGTCGGCAATCACCAGCCGGGGCGTGATGCCGTCCATGGCGTTGTCCGTGCAGGGCATGGCCTTGAGCGTCGCCTTTTTGTGCTCGATCAGGCCGATGCTGGTGGCACCGCCCCCGCCCACGAACCGCCACCGATCCTCCCCGCGGTGCATCTTCTGGATCCGCCCGTGGATGATGTTCGCCTTGTCCTGCTGGGTGGCGACGCAGCACACCTCAAGGTCGGTCCCCTCCCACAGCATCCACTCGAGCAGGGCCGTGACGAGGCCCGTCTTGCCTGCACCGCGGGCCACCACCCACAGGGCGTACCGCGTGGCCGGGGTGCCATCGTCCGCCCGACGGCGGGCCATCAGCACCGTCGCGGCGTGCACCTGCCAGGGCAGGAGCTCGAACTTGAGCATCCGGCACCGCTGCAGGAACCGCTCGAGCTCGGAGGCGTCCCAGGCGACGCCGTGGCCGGCGGGGTCCGCCCGCTCGGCGAGGTACCGCCGGCACGCGGCCCGGATCCGGCGCGGCGCAGCGACGGTGCCGTCCACGACGCCCCGGGCGTACGCATCCGAGACGTCGACGGCCGCTGCAGCAGGTGTTTCACCGGGTGAAGTAGGTGCTTCCCCGTTGTCGACGTTCTCTGTACTTGGCGGCCCCACCGATGGTCCCGTTTCGACGGACCCACACCGCGGTGCCCTAGCCTTCTTGGCCCCCCCCCGGCCCTTGCCGGGGGGTGCTACCGCGGGTGATCCAGCTCCTCGTGGCAGGCGCGGCACACGACCAGGACGTTCCTCGGGTCCAGCTTGAGCCTTGGATCGGCCCTGACTGGCACGACGTGGTGCACCTGCTCGCTTGGGTTGATCCCGCACCGCTGGCACAGCGGGCTGTTCTGCCGCAGCTTCAGGCTGAGGCGACTCCAGCTGCCGCCATAGGACGCCCGCTTGCCACGTGCTTCGGAGGCCCTTTGCGGCCACGGAGATTTCCAGTGCTTCATCGTTCACCTTCCTGCCTCCTCAGAGGCTGGGTGACGCTGGTGACGCATGTGACGCGTCACCGCATATGACCTCGCGTGTGCGCGTGCGCGTGTGTGCGCGTAACTCAGACAAAGCGTCACATGCGTCACATCCGTCACCAAACGCCGTTTCCTAGTTGGAATCACGGCCAGTACCCATCCCGTTGATCCGTCACCAATGCGTCACCAAGCGTCACCCGCACGTTGCCAAAGCCGCGCCCGTGCTTGCGCCGCTCGGCCGGTATGCCGCGCCGCGCCAGGTCGCCCGACAGCCGCTTGATGCTCTTGGCGTGGATGCCCGCGTCGCGACACCAGGACTCCCAGCTTCTGAACAGGTCCGCGCTGGCGGTCCAGCCGCCGTCCCCGACGATGCAGCAGTCCTGCAGCCACGCGCCGACCGTGTCCTGCTCGTCGAGGTACGCCTGCGTTGCCTTCAGGACGCGTTCGGGCGGGTTCAGGCCTCCAGCCTGCCTGAACGCCTCGAAGCCTTCCATGGCCCAACGTAGGACGCCTCCAGCCTCCTGCTTGAGGCGCTGCCCGAGCGTCGGGTCGGGCATGGCCGGCTTGTTGTTGAACGGCACCATGCACAGCCGCCTTCGCATGGCGTCGTCCACGGTGGCGATCTGCGGAGCGTGGTTGCCAACGACCAGCAGCTTGAACGTCGGGTCGAACTCAAACCAGTCCTGGCGCATGTGCCGCGCCACGATCCGGTCGCCGCCCGTGAGTTGCTTGACCTTCGCGTCGTCCCACCGCCTGCCCTCCTGCGTCTCGGTGGCGATGGCCAGCCGTGCCCCGGCCAGCATGGCGATCTCGGCCGGGTGGCGGTCGTTCTTGGCCTCCATCAGGGCATCCATGGGCATCGTGCGGGCGTACTCGCCCCAGGCGTGGCGGAGCGTGTCGACGAACACGCTCTTGCCGTTGCCGCCCGGGCCGTGCACGAACAGGATCACGTGCTCGACCGTGAGGCCAGACAGCGCGTAGCCGGCCCACCGCTGCAGGAACGACACGACCTCCTCGTCGCCCTCGCAGCACTCGAGCAGGAACCGCTCCCACAGGTCGCTCGAGCCCCCCGGCGAAGCACCGACCTGCTTGGTGATCTTCAGGTCGAGCATGCGTTCGACAGCGCAGCCCTCGACCAGTTCGAACACGCCGCTCGGCGCGCCGAACGCGTAGAGGTGCGTGTCCCACTGGTCGCGTGTGATGGTGACGCCGTCCTGGCACGTCGCCACCATGTCGAAGTACCGCGCCCAGTTGCCAGTGTCGTCCGGTCGAGCCGCCTGGGCAGCACGAATCATCTCGCTCCGGACGAGTCCCAACCGGTCGCGCTCCCACACTCCGGTAGCGGACCTGATGAACCAGCAGTGCTGGTCCACATCCCACACGTACTCCGCTTTCCGCGCCTGCTCACACCATGCACGCGCCGCGTCGTACGCGAGCGTTCGCTCGCGTCGTTCCTGTGCCATGCGCATCGATCCTCCCTCAGCGAGTGAGCAGTTTGGTGATTGAGTGGAACGCTGCGTTCGCGAGGTTGTCCAGGCGCTTGATGGCGTCCTGCTCGACGATGCGGCCTGCATCGGCGTCCGCCACTATCGTGCGGTATCGCTCGATCAGGGTGCGCAGCACCTCGGCGGCAAGCGCCTGCTTCACTTCTAGCCGGTTGATCTCGAGCTGTAGCGCCGCGCCGAGCGTCTTGTAGTAGGAAAGATCCCTTTCATCGGGATGGGATGCCGCGACACTCGTCGCTGAATCGCACCCCACCCGATGAAGGGCCGAAACCACGTTCCGATTAGCCACGGCGCACCCCCTCGACCTTGTCGACGGGGCGGCAGGCTTCATGTTCGGGGCGGCAGAGCACGGCCCACGCCAGGGTGCCGAGCACGGTCGCAAGGATGATGACGAGGTCAAGCACTGCGCACCTCCAGCAGCGCGTTCTCGAGGCTGCCGTAATGGGTGCGGGCCGCCGCCCGGACGAGCTGGCGGATGACGTGAACCTTGCTCGAGCCGTCGAACTTGGCCAGGGCGGTCAAGAGGTCGTTCGTGGTGCGGTCGAGACCGACCTGCACCCGCGAGTCCTGCACCACCGGCACGCGCTCATCTTTCCTGCGGGACATGCTGCAATTCCTCCATGAATCGCAGGCCCATATCGCCGATTAGCAGACCTTCTGCGTTCCGGACCTTGGGCCTGTCGACCAACAAGGTATCGACATTATGGTGTCCGGTCAATGACATTCGGTGCCCGGTCGGGCACCCCGGCCGGATTATGTAAAGTCGCGGCCCTTCCTCAGCTGCTGCTGCCGACGCCACTTGGCCCTGTCGGCGTTCACCCGGTCGCACCATTCCTGGGCACGCTCAAAGCTGGGGCCGTGCCGCCAACGCATGACGCCGCCGCGGAACCACCCCTTGCCAAGGTACGTGACAACGTTCCAGCGGTCGCTGGAAGCTTTCAGCACGCACCCGAACTCACACACGTCCTTGCGGTGGTCGGAGGCCCATTTCGGGATCCTTGCCACACTGGTAGTCTACGGGATGTATGCAGACTCCGGAGGAAGTGATTCGTCCCGCAGTTGGGCTAGGCATCCTGGCTTTTCAGTGGTGCCTGCCGATCCTGCCGTTTGCCATCGTGCTGTACGTGGTGATTCGGCTGGCGACCCGCCGGCCGAAGCCCAAGCGCCGATAGCCAACGCCGCACCCAGGAAGGCGTCGCCGCGTTCAGAGCCGCCTGCTTCTGGTGGCACCCGCAGCCAGGGTGTTTCCTGACGCCGACCGCGTTCAGCGCCCCGGCGACGAGGTCGCCTAGGCCCGGATCTGCCGGCCGGTGCGCCGCCAGGCGGCGCTTTGAAACCGGCACGTGACGCTCGGTCATATGCGCTCCAGCTCCCACATGACGCCGAAATAGATCCATTTCCCTGCCGTCTTGTTCTCGCAGGCGTATCGAAGGTCGGACGGCGGGCAGCCGTAGCTGCGGACTTGCGCCTGTCCGTCTGCCGCCCCATCGTCGTACTCGTACACGGTCCCAATGAGCGAGTCGGTGCTGATTCCAAAACCTCCGGCCTGCCCGCCGAAGTTTGGTGAGAACGATCCGCCCATGCAGTTCGCCGGCGCCGTCGAGCACGCCGAAGGAGTGGTTACGTTGGTGGCGCTCGCCGTGACCGGATCCGGCGGCCAAGCGAGGGTAGGGCTTTGCAGCAGCCGCTGGGCCGTCTGGCGAAACCCGCTCCTGAAGGAAGTGATGTTTCCGGAGTGCCACTTTTCCGTTAGGTCGTTGAGCAGCGGTCCTTGCGGGTTCGAGTTGTTGATCCGCGACTCCCACGCTGCCAAGCCGGCGACCTGGTAGGACTCGAACGCGTCGCCTGCTGACCGGAGCTTTATCTTTGCTTCGTTGTTGAGGCCAGTGCCGATGGGATATGGACCTTGCGGAGGAATCGCGCTGGCCGCTGCGTTCCTGAGCGCAACCGACGGACTCAGGGCAATGCGCCGGCCGACAAGTTCGGCGGTGCCGTCTATTGCGAGCCGAAGGCCTTCCATGGTGTAGGCGCCCAGCGCCCACTGGTGCTGAATGTTCCCGAGATCGTCCCGCACGATGCAGTCCGCCGCCGTGATCTGTACGGTCCAGTTTGCGTACTGGGCGGCAGATCCGTAGACGCCGATGGCACTCACGTTGTTCGTGTACCGGGCGCGCTCCCAGAACCATACGTAGAGCGCATACGTGTTCGTCGTGTCTTCCGCCCACGTGCAGCACGACTCGGGTCCGTTCCCTGTCGTGCTCGACACCATGTTGGGCACGGCAAGGTTCTGGAAACGCAGGCGAACGTGGGTGTAAGAGACGGTCAGATTCGTGACGATGACGCCCGTACCGTCATCAAAGCGCCAGTTCGTCGATCCCGTCCAGTTTACTTGGTCGAGGTAATCAAGCTCCACCTGCTGGTAGAACTCGGACTTGTATCCCCAAGACCGAGATCCGGGCGTCGCAAGGCAGTTGTTTGAGAAGTTGCACACATAGCAAGGTGCAGTCCCAAGGGTGCGGGCGCAGCCGCACTGGCATGATGCCGGAGGCGTCGGCGTCGGCGTGGTGCAGGTCGGTGGAGAGGTGGATCCTACGTCGGTGTACCAGAGCTCCTCGTACTCCGAACTGCACTCGTCGCGGACCATAGTGATCCGCAGCTTGTTCAGCGGCGGCTCTCCGCTACCGTCCTGGCAGCAGCACGGAAGTCCCCTCACTTCGACTTCCGGCAGTACCAGAACCCGCCGACGACGCCACTCACCAGCAGCAGGACGGCGATTGCGATGGACGATGCGAAGTCACTTGCGGCGAGCATTGGCGGGCTTCTTTCCCTTGGTGGTGCGGACGGTCAGGCCGAACGAGCAGCCGGCCCCGAACGAGCCGAGCAGCAGCGCGGCCAGCCAGATCATGTATTGATAGGGTTCCATCACTTCGTTCTCTGGTGGATGATGAATGCGAGGGCGCCCACGACCGCGGCGCCGACGATGTACGACCCGTATCGCAAGGCCTCCACGAACGGATTCTCGTCATCCGAAACGTGGCCGAGGTGGTTGTGCACGGTGGCCGCGTGAACGTCGATCCGGTCCAGCGCGGCGCGGGCTTCGCCGAGGTGCTCCTTGGCGACCGCGACATCGGTGCGAACGTCTGATGCGGCCTCGCCGATGGCCGCGGTGTGCGACACGCAGCCGGCCAGCGTCAGCGCGATGATGGCGACGGCGGCCTTCATGCCCAGACGCGCTTCGGGTTGACGGGGAAGACGAGGGCCTCCACCAGCGGCTCCAGCTGGTGCTCGGTCAGCTCCTGCCGGCTGCGGAGGTTCACGTGGTGCCCGGCGTCGATCACGGCCGGGACCAGCTCCTCGTCGCCGTCCATTACGGCCGGCTCGATGGTGATCGGCCCGATGTGATCGACTGAGTACTCGGTGCTGAAGCCGTTGGGTATGCCGGCTACTTCGAGCAGGCCATCGGCCATGGCGCGGGTCGGGAAGCGGAGGCAGTAGTCGTGCATCATGTGGTGATCGTCTGGAGGTTCGCGTCGGTCAGGGTGC